GAATTATTTGACAATGATCAAGAATTATATAACCTAGCTATCCAGATTATTAAAGCAAGTATCACAGGTAGAACCCTAAAAAATATCTTTTGGCTTTATGGCGAGGGTGGGACTGGTAAAGGAACTTTTCAGCAGTTACTTATTAATCTAGTAGGCATGGAGAACGTTGCAAGTCTCAAGATGACTGAGTTCGATAAAAGCCGTTTTTCTACCTCCATTCTGTTAGGTAAGAGTCTGGTTATTGGGGACGACGTACAAAAGGATGCAGTTATTAAAGATACGTCAAATATGTTTAGCCTTGCGACTGGGGACATTATGACTATAGAGGACAAAGGGAAGCGCCCCTATAGTTTACGCTTGAATATGACTATTATCCAGTCATCCAACGGCTTACCAAGAATGAACGGGGACAGGTCAGCGATTGACAGGCGGTTTAAGATTCTACCATTTACCAAGGTCTTTAAAGGGAAACCAAACAAGGCAATTAAAGACGACTACATCAACAGGAAAGAAGTATTAGAGTATCTCACACGCCTAGCCCTTGAAACACCGACAAAGGACATCACACCAGAGAAATCAAAGGAGATTTTGCAAGAATACCATGAGGATAACAACCCAGTTATCGCTTTTGTATCTTCATTCTTTACTGATGAACTATCAAGTGAGTTTTTGCCTAATAGTTTTGTTTTCCATAACTGGAAAGGATTTACGGAATATTATGGGGTGAAACTACACAAGACAGAAATGGGGTTGCATCGAGAGATAAAAAGTAATCTACCAAGTTGGATAACCACAGGCCAGAAAGTAATACCATCAGGGAGACAACTTCATTCTGGTTTCTATCCGCATGAAGATACAGCGCCTTACGCACATCCATATTTTAACGGTAGGGAAAAGCCAGAGCAACGGAGAAAAGCTAGAAATGAACGGGGATACTTTAATGGTAAAGCAAAAAAGAAGCAATAACTTTATACACTTTATACACTTGATAAAAAAGTGTTATACTTGCAACCCTTAGAGCGCCAAGGACTTTATACACTTATACACTTTATACGGCAGGTTTTTTCTTTTACAGTATTAAGCACTATAATTCCTGTAAATTATATAAACTAGTGTATAAAGTGTATAAAGCGTATAAAACAGGGCTTAAACCCTTGATATGACAGGCTTTTAATTTTATACACTTCAAAAATAAAGTGTATAAAACTTTTTCTAAGTGTATAAAAAACATAGATAAAAATGGCAAAAACAAGGTATTTTACATAATTTACCTTAAAACAGAAAGAGGAAAAACAACATGACACTAAAAACATTTTCAGACAAAGCCAAAACATTTACTTTCACTTACGAATTTAAAGACCTAGATACTGCTATGGTAGCAGGTCACGCGCTACTGGGATATATGACTGGAACTTATGAAGTACCATCTATTTCAATAACTCACAAGGATAAAGGGACGCTTGTAGCTGAGTATGTGGAGGATAACAAACTGAACAAGACCTTCAAGCGTATTTGTGACAGTTTTAAAGACTACTACAACCAACCAGTGGACGATGAAGCATTTGAAGAACGTTATAAACGGGAGCGCGTGCTCCAACTCAAGGAGTCAGAGGACTTTGAGAGCTTGCTGAATAAGGTCACAGATTACGAGCTGGAACTATTAGACTATGCTGATCGCTTGCTTTCTGATAAGCCTATCCCTATGGATTCTATGACTGCTTTTGGTACGTTGGAACTACTGGGCGATGAAAGTATTAACTTACTTAAGAAATTGGACGTAGAGGGCGAATATAAAGGCCTTGCTGGTTATACAGAGCATTTGAAGTAGAACACAGGGGAGCAATCCCCTTTTTGCTATCAAGTCAATAGTTTTGGGTTTTTCCATATAGGGGGAAATAATGAAGCGGTTAGCAATAGAAACAATCACTAAACCAATGAAGCTGAGAGGAATATCTAAGAGTGTAGCCGAGTTGGACGGTCAACGTTTAGAGATTGATTTGGATAGTTTAATGATTGATTTTGGTGGAGAGTCATTTGAATTAGACAGAATAGCAGGAACTAAGGGAGGTAATCGATATTTCTTTCTTTGCCCTGATTGTGGGAGACGGTGCAGGTTGCTTTATAAACGGTATTTATATTTTAGTTGCGGTACTTGTCTAGATATTCACAAGCACACCCTGAACCGTAGTAAAACGGATTGCCAATACTATTGGGAGCTTGCACTAAAAGAAGCCAGAAAGGTAGAACCAGGGTGGAGTCCTAGACGTGGTGGATATATGTTTGATAGTTTCCCTGAAAGACCAAAGTATATGAAGCGTGACAGGTATCGTAAACACTATAAGAAGTTTTTGAAGTATACTAAAAAAGGAGATAGATTTTGGCTGAATGGTTTGAGATTGTAGGACGATATGAAGTAGTGTGCAATTTACCAAACGAACAAATACTACATATTAGACGGTTTAAATGTTAAAAAAGCTGGATATATCAAGGGTTTAAGTAAGCAGAGCGTTCCAAAAAAGGGTGCGGTAAGCGTTCCGAAAAATGGTAAGGTTTTGGTGAGGTAAGAGCAAAAAATGTAAAGGTTTTGTCAAGGTTGCATATTTAAAAGCCCCAAAGGTTACTACAAGGCAGAGAGGTTTACCGGGGGTTAGAAAAGGTGAGATTTTGCTTAGGTAGTGGCAGTAAATATGCCTGACAAATGGCAGGGTTATGTGTGTTGAACTCCGAGCGAACGCCGAGAAAACGCAAAAAAAAGCCAGCATAGCTGACTCCTTTGTGATATACCCGATAAAAATATTATATCATAAAGGAGCGAACTAATGGAGCTGGATAAGTTTAAAACGATGATGAACGTCAGAGAGCGGATGACTTACTTTCTACGTTTCCAGAGGATGGCAGGAAGTGAAAACCAAGTTAGGATAGATGAAGAAGCTTGGAAACTTGTCTTACCTGATCAGTGGAATTTGAGTGGTGAACATGAAAAAGCAATCCGTGAGGGGTTGGAAATATTCGCCCAAGACATCAACAGTATAGAGAACAAACGAGCCAGAAAATATTTTATTATCCATTATTGCTACATGAGAAAGAAAACAATGAGCGAATGCGTAGAAATGGCAGGTACTAGTGTTACAAGTTACCACCGATACAAACAGATAGCCGTCTTAAACTTTGCGAGAATCCACCAGAACGGAGAGCTAGAAGTATATAAGTAGGCATAGGCTTCATATTCGCCCCCTATTTCGCTTTGTTTCGTACTAGACAACTAAAGCACCACGGATAAACTACAAGCCCTTAGAAACGAATCTGGGGGCTTTTGTGAGGTTGTGAAAAACAAGTGTAAAAAATACGTGTTATATATTGACGAATGTTTTAAACAAGTGTATAATATAATTAAAGATACGGAAAGGAGAAACCAATGACCGAAAGAGAACTAAAAAAACTTGCTAAGAAAAAAGGGTTTATCAAAACAGCTTTTGGTAAAGGTTCGCATGAAGTTTGGAAACATCCAGACGGAAGAACGGTAACGATACCTAAACCCAAAGAAAACGATTATAGACCTGGAACACTTGGCAAGATTTTGAAAGTATTGGAAGGGGAGTAAAAAAACTCCCTCCCCTATATTGGGGCGGTCATTGGTTATTATGAAATTATGAAATACACTTACCTGGCACTATTTGAAGTGGATAAAGAAAACGGCGGTTATACAATCACGTTCCCTGATTTTCAAGGAGCAATAAGTGAAGCAGACACCTTAAACGAGGCAATTTATAACGCCCGTGAGGTGCTAGAAATCTATACAATCATGTTTGAAGATGAAGGTAAAGAATTCCCAGAGCCTTCTAGTTTTAAGGCTTTGGCTAGTCAACTTGGCAGTGATGAGGATATTTTGCAAGCTATCTCAGTAGATACGGAACTAGTTAGAGAGCGCGAACGTTCTAAGGTTGTCAATAAAACTGTAACCCTCCCTAGTTGGTTGGTTGAAGTTGGTAAAGAAAATAAAATCAATTTCAGTCAGCTGCTACAAAAAGCAATTAGAGAAGAATTACAGGTATAACATAATAAACCACGCGCTTCATGGTATAATATACCTATCAGCAACCAACAATAAAAAAAGCACGTTTGACCGTGCTAGTTTCTTGCCTGCTGAACTCGTCAAATCTTAGCCCTTTTGTGGGGCTTTTTTGCTCCCCTTTTTGCGTACTTTGGGGGAGCAAGTAGTAAACAGTAATATTAGTGATTTTTGTTAAAAAGCGCGTGATATAAGGGTTAGGAAGCCCTAAGGAAACATAAAATAAGAAGTTTTTTATTATACTATTTGTGTAATTTAGTAAGTATCCAACACTTACCCCAAAGTAATCAGCTAATTGTTTTGCTTTTTCTGGTTTGATTTGGCTTTCTCCATTTTCCCAATTTTGAAGAGTCCGATAATGAACCCCAATATTCTCAGTTAACTCTTTTTGAGATAGCTTTTTTTCTTGTCTTAATTCTTTCAATCTATTCATGCTTTATCACACCTTTCACAGATGATTATATACTATATCTTAGAAAAAGTACAATTTTTTTGTGCAAAAATTAAAAAAACAGTTGACAACAGAAAAAATATTGTGTATTATACAAATCAAGCATAGAAAAACTGTGCATAACCCCCTCCAACCTTTCACACTTTCAATCTATTCATGGAGGGGATTTTTTAAAAAGGGGGAAACCTATGAGCAAACTACGAGGCTATCGGGTTATGTTAGGACTAACTCAACAACAGATGGCGGACAAGCTAAAAATTTCTTTGCAGTCATACAACAACAAAGAATTAGGTAAAACGCCATTTAACGACAAGGAACGCCTAGCGATTAAGTCAATGGTTGCAGAAGTCAAATCAGATATAACCATAGATGAACTATTTTATAGCTAGAAAGGCAGGCAAGCAATGAAGAGGAACTATACAAGGGTCATCGATGAAATGCGAACCACTCACGGGCTGAACTTGGTAGCTATTGGCCAACGGATAGGCATAGATCCCCGAACAGTTGGCAAGTGGGCACAGGGCAAACATAAGCCCAACAAGGAAAGCAGAAAAAGACTAAATCAGTTATACAGAGAGGTTAAGCAAGATATGACAACACAGCAAAAAGATTTATGTGATTTTTTTTGGGAACTTCTATCCCAAAGGAGAACCACACAACAAAAAGGAAGTTTTGGAAGTTGTAACAACTCAACGATTTGGATCTAAACACTTTGATGTTTATGGAGACATTCAAAATCCGTTATTTGTAGCGGTAGAGGTTGCTGAGATGATTGAAATCCAAAACACCACGGATTTACTAAAACGGGTAGATGATGATGAAAAGCTGACCTATGTAATATCTAGGGCAGGTCAAAAAAGAGAAATGAATATGCTGACAGAGTTCGGAGTCTATGAAGTTTTATCGCAGTCACGCAAACCACTAGCAAAAGAGTTTAAAAAAGTGGTCAAGCACATTCTGAAAGAAATCCGACTAAATGGCTACTACATGGCTGGGGAACTGGTGGAAGAACCACAGACCACTATAAAAGCCCCTGATACGTTGGCAGAGGCAGAGCGGTATTATATCGATACACTAGCCAAAGCCATTGCAGAGGCTCAAAATATGGACGAGAAGAGCCGTCTGACAAGCAAGTTAACCAAATTCATGCAGGAGGTAGAACCACAATGGAACTAGTCTACATGGACGGTAAAAAAGAGCCGTATACACTGAGCAGTATTGTGGCAGAATGCACGGGATTGCAACATCACACAATCACCAAGACGATCCGCAAACATCAAGCAAGGTTTGAACAGTTCGGAAAGGTTGGATTTAAAATCCAAGCTATGGAGAGTGGCCAGAATACCAAGGACTATATTTTGAATGAGCAACAAGCGACCTTGTTAGTTACATTCTTAAAGAACACCGAGCAAGTGGCCAACTTCAAAACCAACCTGGTCAAAGCTTTCTTTGAAATGCGTGAGGAACTTTCTAAGTTTCGTATGCAGAGGGCGCTAGAAAAGCCAAAAAGAAAAACTTTGCATGACAGTATTGAGAACTGGGAACAAGCACCCAAGCACGCGCATAGCACCATGAACAACCTGCTACTAAAAGCAGTAACCGACAGGAACGCTAAGCAGTTAAGGGAAGAACGTGGGGGCTATAATGGCATCGATAGCTTGACCAGTGACGAGCTAGAGCAATACCAGGCATTTGAGGATATGGTAATAGCCATGATTGGCTTGAATATGAGTTACCAAGAAATCAAGGCTATGGCATTCAGAAATAAAAAAACACGCCAAAGAAGCGCGTGAGAGCAACAAAAAAAGGCTTAGCAATAACCACACCGCAGAGCCTTTCACACTAACACTAAAACGAATTTAACAAAAAGCAGGCAAGCTATTATCAAAGAGGTTTTAGTAAAGATTTATACCTAGATTATAGCATATTTAGGGCAATTTGACCATACGGAGAGCGCCAACTCTTAAAACTGGTACTTTCTCACGCTTTCAATTTAGCGAGTCTGAGTGTGAGGAAATCGTCTATAAGAAACAACTCAAAAAGCCCCACGCTCTCGGTCGGCAAACTTCTGAGCGTGAGGAACTTCATTGCAAGAAAAACTGTATAAGAAACAACCATTCAAAACCCCCACACTTGCCATCGCCAAACTTTGAGTGTGAGGATATCCTGGATAGTAAACGACAATTAAAAGGCCAACGGAGGAAAAACATGATAGCAGATCAATTAGAAGCTATTTCAACAAATTTAGAAGAAATACAAGAAATTCTTGTAGGAGATGGAACTGCATTAGCTAAAAGAGAAATCAGCAGGGTATTGAACGACTTGGATGATGTCTACAATGAACTAACTAGCACAGAATACCGTGAACAACAGCAAACACTTAAGGAACAGACGGAAAGGATGAAACAGAGAGTAGTTGCTGAAGTAATAGGAGAACTAGAAGAACGAGAAGAGTCTTATTACAGAAATTATTGGGGTGATACTAAGTTTATAAAGCTACTTTCCAACTTTGATGGATTTCTTTTCTTAAACACTTACCTAGCTGAAATAACTAAAGAAAATACCTACCCAATGGAACAAAGCCAATTATTGAATTATGTATGGGAAGTCATAGCGGTTGATATCGCAAAGAAAAAACGAGGGAAAAAGAACGTTTTGGATTCATGGACAGACTCATCCTTATATACTCGTGGAATGATGATTGATTAGGAGGCAATGCAATGACACTGGACCTAGACAACATGACACAAGCAGAATTTGATGAACAAATGGCTGAAATCAAGGAGAGAAATCCGAACCTCTTTCAGTTTATTGCTGATTTTGTAGATAGAAAGGTAAGTACCGAAGAGGTGGACGACTTCCTGAAGATGAAACGTGAAAAACAAGTGGAATATATCAAGAATTACCAAGCGAGGGCATAGCATGAATGAGTTAGATTTGACCAACACACAAGCGGTAATCTTTATGGTGGTATTGATTGGCTTACTGCTTTATCTAAACCACCGAGACCGCAAAAAAGGCGCCCAATTTAAGCGAGAAAACCAACAGACGATAGAAACACCTAGCGAGGATTTAAACCCTGATTATGGGCGTTATATTCAGCTTGCAGGAGTCAACGTATGGGGAGGAACTGAATGAGTCTATCAGATAATGACAAACGAGTATTGAGACTAATCAAGGTAGGTGCTGAGAACTCCATAACAGGGGCAGAAATCAGCTTACTCACTAAGCTAGCAGAAAGAACCGTACAGGACATTATCAGTCGCCTGATCACGCGCTACGGTGTTCCTATCATCGGGGTACGTCACGGAGCTTTCAGAGGCTACTTTATCCCAGCTAACAAAGAGGAGTTACTGGACGGAGCAAAGGCATTTTATAACCAGGTACAAGAGGAACAGAAGCGTCTGACTGTCCTTTTAAATGCTGATTTAGAGAGCTACAAGCAACTACTGAAGGGAGCTGATGAATTTGTTTAGTCTTAGCAAAGAGAGCGAATATGAGCTAACTCATGGCGTTCTGGAGCTTGTGGAGAATTACCTGGAGGCGCGTGATACAGTCAAACCACGATTGACGGGGTTAATCTCAGCCCAGGAAGTCATGGACGAGTTAGATATAAAATACATGACACTCCAAAAGTGGGAAAAAGCAGGGCTAAGACGGTATCAACCACCACTAGAAGATACTAGGAAAATCTATTATAGAATTTCTGACTTGATGAAGTTTATGGGGGTGGATGAATGAGGGTGCTGGAGTTAATTCTATCCGCTGACAAATTGCCTTTGTTTGGCTTTCTCAAGTCAAATCCTACTCAAGTATGGAAGAATGGGGAACATTACAAATTTATCTACTTTGAGCCAATAGGCGAGGGCTTGACGGCTTTCCACTACAAAGGTTTGTATGTGGCAGTTAAAGACGAAAACGAGGAAGCAGAGGGCTGGGAACTGACCAGAGATTTAGAGATAGGTTTGGCCAGTCCTGACTTGCTGATGATTCTGAAAGATTTAGAGGTAAACAAATTGACCGAGCAACGGCAGGGGCTTGGCATGGAGTTGAAAGGCTGGATTTTCGACCTGATTTGTAACGGCATTTATACCAGGTACGAGACTTCTCTATTTGTCCGCTTGCTATTTGTGAATGGCTACAGTTTTAGTCAGCTGGTGGACTTGTTTTCTACAATCGTCAAGCGTAAAGACCTAGCAAGCTATTTCCTAGAAGTAGCGACAAAATTCTATAAGGAGGTGGCTTTTGAATAGTGACGACATTGTAAATAAAATCATTGAAGAGAATCAGCAACGTGAACCCATTAAGGTAATAGAAGAATCAGAAAGCTATCTGACAACCTTTAAAGGGGTACAAGGCTTTTTATTCAACGTATGTAAGAATCTTGGGGAAGATAGACCATCTAAATCTTTGGAGGTTGCTGACTTTCTTAGAAAGTATATCCGATTTGTGAGAATCAGACCAGAAGTGCAGGGACAGAAAGCGCCCTTGTATTTCTATCATCCTGATAAGGGGATTTGGTTAGAAGATAACGAGTTACTTCAAGATTTAATCTCAACCATTCAACCTGATACGACAGAAAAACAAGCCTTTGATACGATTTACAAAATCGCTAGACGTAGCCCGTTGAAGTCTATCCAAAATGATTATACGGTTATCGGAAACCAGCTATATAACGCTAGTAAGGAAACGTTTGAACCTTTAACACCTAGCATTATTGTAACTAGAAAAATCCGTACAAGGTACGACCCAGAAGCCTATGAGCCTACTATACACGGTTGGAAGCCCAGCAAGTGGCTTGCTGAATTATTTGACAATGATCAAGAAT